TTGGTGTCGATACCGATGAAAGCAAGTTGCTTAAACTTAACATGGCAATGATTGATGATGTTGCTAAAACTATCAGCGAGTTTATGAAGAGTTACAAGACTCTTCCGCAAGACGATAAGCCGAAAGTTCTATTCATCATTGACAGTCTTGGTATGTTGCTGACTCCAACTGATGTCAATCAGTTTGAAGCAGGCGATATGAAGGGTGACATGGGTCGCAAGCCTAAGGCATTAACTAGTCTTGTTCGTAACTGTGTAAACATGTTTGGTAGTCATAATGTAGGATTAGTTGCGACTAATCACACTTATGCTTCACAAGATATGTTTGACCCTGATGATAAGATCAGTGGTGGACAAGGCTTCATCTATGCAAGTTCAATCGTAGTTGCTATGAAGAAATTGAAACTTAAAGAAGATGAAGATGGCAACAAGATTAGCGAAGTGCGTGGTATTCGTAGTGCCTGTAAGGTCATGAAGACACGTTACGCTAAACCTTTTGAAAGCGTTCAAGTTAAGATTCCATATGAGACAGGCATGAACCCATATAGCGGTTTGCTTGATTTGTTTGAGAAGGCTAACTTGCTTACTAAAGAAGGTAATCGACTGAGTTATACAACTAATGACGGCGAGATTATTAAATTCTTCCGCAAGGGTTGGGAATCAAATGAAAATGGTTGCCTAGACAAAGTAATGTTAGAATATGAAAACAAACAAACAACGATAAGTAATACAAATTCTGAAACGGAGGAATAACAGGATGAGTATTACTGTAATAGCCGAGTTATGGCGCGCTTTAAAAATAGAGATTGATGAAAACAATCTTTCAGATGCAGCCGAGTCTTTGATTAATGTCTTAGTAGAAAACGATTACGATTCAGCAGAGATCAAAGAAGCATTCCGTAGAGAACCTGCGGTAATAGAAGCGTTGCGTGAATATAGTTCTCAGTATGACGAAGAAGAATATGAAGAGTACGAAGAGGATGAAGATACCGAAGACGATGAATGGTGATAGATGAATTGGTACACCAGAATCACTAGTGATCTAAGTCAGATTCCAGATTTCATAACACACTATGAATCAGAACTAGAGCAAGCAAGGTATGATTGCCGGGTAAATGGAAAAGTTGAAAAGAACATTTCTAATTTACCCGGAATCACCGAACAACGATTTAACCAACTACAAGAGATAGAAGCAGTATTAAACTATCTCAATATCCAATTACGCAAACTACGCAGGAAATATTTCCAAAAGTACTTAGAAGGGTACAATAGAGCCTTGACAAGTCGTGATGCAGAGAAGTATACTGATGGTGAAGATGAAGTAATTGATTTCGAAGTATTGATCAACGAAGTTGCATTACTGAGAAATAAATGGCTTGGTATCTTGAAAGGTCTTGATAGCAAGCAGTGGCAATTGGGCCACATCGTTCGGCTACGAACAGCCGGCATGGAAGATATAACGGTGAGTTGATGACTACTAGCAATGTTATTACACAGATTCAGAGACGCAAACTCGGACCTACATTGGATGAGATATTGACATCATGGAACGGAGAAAAGCAAGCTACCATCAAGGAATTTCCCGAAGATGTATTGGTTATCAGTTGTTGCATACAAAGACTAGCCCAAAATGAGTCGGCGACGCGGGCACCCGTCATACAGCGTTATAGCAGAAGCCTAGATAATCCTGAACTAAAGGATTTAGTCACCGACCTTGATGTTCAGAAAGCGGCAAACATTCGTGAATATTACAAGAACAAGTTGATCATGCTCACACTCCGCGATTATAAGTTGACTAAGTTCAGGAACGATTTGAACAAGTTCTTGTATAGCGATCCAACTAAGGTATTAGATAGTCACTTTGGTCTTATCTACAAACTTCCTTATTTCTTTGACTATGACAAGGAGTTCGATGACATCTTTCAATCTAGTTATTTTAAGAACAATAAGCAAGATGACATGAATCAATTGAACATCCGTAATCTTACTTTTGTCAAAAAGATTGAAAACCACCGTAAACACACTCATAGCGTAGAATATTGGTTCACAGATAAACTAAATAAAGTTATGTTAGACTTTCCTATTAGCAATCCGTTATTGAGTCTACTAGACGAAAAGATCAATAAAGGTTCTTTGCGCATCACTAGCAAATATGTTAGGAGACGTAAAGACCTAAACGAATTTTTCGTATGCGCTGATAAATGGGTGTTCGCGTGAGCGAGAAAACAACATCATTATTATTGGCTTTCCTATACACAAAACAAAATAAAATTTTTGGCAATATTCAGACCTCCAGACATGAAGGTCTTTTGCCATATATCTGTGTGACATTCAACTATTCAGGCAATGATGTGGTCGTGCAGATATACAATGATAATTTCATCAAGATAAAAGTAGATAGTTATTCATGGAATATGTGCGACAGTATCAGAACGTTGCGAGATTCCATATACAAACTAGAATACTATAACTACAGACATTGACCAAAATCATTAAACCGACAGGTAACGTAAGTCATTGATTTATAAAGGCTTTTTTGTTGCTAAAATACAACAGAAAAAGGCTTGACTTTGGGTGCCATTGGGCATATAATTAGTACATAGAGTTGAGAAAAGGAACTGAAATGTCTGCACTAGTTGAATACACCCTCGAAATCTACAAGACTGACAAGCGTACCAAAGAAGGTAAGCGTCTCGTGGTGAAGCAAGATTTTGCACCGAGTACTAAGGACTATATTAATACCGTTGCTGACAGCAAGCGTAAGTTGGGCTTCATCGTTGAAGTGTTTGAGACTTTCATCACCCGCAAGAACATGATGAGTGGTAAGGAGTTTCAGGAGCGTTATGATACGCCCTACTATTGCTCTCCTTCTAGCGAATCTTACTGGAGCATGTAATCATGAACTTTGGTACTAACATCAACAAGCGTCATGGCGGACCTTATGATCGTGGTAGTGCTGATGCCTACTATCAGCGACCTTTCAAGCCCCACTATTACAAGGGCGATACAGGTTCCAGCGAGTTGGTCACTGAAGATGATATGACCGATACTGAAATCTTAGAGTACAACACTGGCTTTATTGAACAAGTCGCCTCAGGCGAATTTAAGGAGTGGTAACATGGGTTATCGTATACTGAACGAAATGGAACGTAAGTTCCAACCTAGAAAAGGGCTAGAAGGTCCTTTTCATTATCCTAGCGGTCGTGTATTATATTACGATGCTAAGGCAGGTGAGTACTGGGATCCTACTACGGATTTCTATGTTCCAAGCGATGAGGTCTCTAGGTTGCAAAATCAAATTTTCGATAAGGTGAGGATGTAACATGGGATTCTTTAGTTGGCAATGTGCCAAATCTGAAAAGCCGGTCATGGCAGAAGTTGCGGTGCGAGGTAGCAATTGGGAATTTGCTAGCGATGTTGTCGTCTTATTTAAAAACGGTGATCGCATCACAGGTATCTACGATGGTTACGGGAGAGTCAACGGATTTGAGTTGATTGATCTTCCTGAAGATCGATGGCGTATGGTGATTGAAAAATATTATGATAACGAAACATTTGACAAACTGCCTCAAAACAAGTATGATAGAGGTCAAGGTTTCTTTTATAATGATGATGAGTTAGAAGAAATTTTCAAGGAGAATGTTCATGGCTAAGTTGAATACTGCTACTACTAAAAAGAGGACCAAAGTAAAAATGTCAAATTTTAAACTGACTACCCCAAAGGGTATTGCTATTAACATTTCTAAAATCTACAATCCTGTAGATCCTAAGAACATGGTAAAGCGTAAGCCTAAAAAGATCACTGATCTTATTGATTTGGCCGAGCAGAATCCAAAAGTCATGAGTGCTATCAATCAACTTATTGCACAAGGTGTGCAATTTAGTGTCAATGATTTTGGCGTATCAGGATATACGAAACTTAAAGATTTTCTGTTTGATGAGATCGCCCAACGAGATTTGGTTATGACGCATATCTCTGGCACTCTCCCTGTCTTTACTCCTACACTAACAAGTCCTGCTTTTGTGGCAGATGTTAACGGAGACAAGTATAATTATGATACGCAACATGGTCTTACTATGTTCGCATTGTTATGCAAACATGGTCGTATCAAAGAAGTTAAGCCTGATGATTACTTGAATGCGCAGTATGCATCATATACTATTCCCAACGCAAGTGCAGGCTTGCCAGCATATAGTGCGATGACTAGAAACGGCTTGGGTCAAGTAAAGTGGTCTAGTCTAGACCATCACAAAACTAAAGTTGGATTGGCTCGACAATACCCACAGCATTATGGTACTATGTTTGCCAAAGAAGCCCGACTGCAAGATTTGTTTGAACTTTATGAGGCTATTCCAGTCAGCACCAAGAGTGTGTTCTCTGGTAAAGCCGGTACTGTAAGTCGTGTTGATGCGGCATACAAGTATGAAGAATCTCAAGTTGAGTTTACACTGGAACGACATAAAGCACATTGGCATGGCATTTTGCTTGACGATGCGGCATATGGTTATTATGGCAACATGATTGCCTATAGCAAGAGTGTTGGTTGGTCTAAAAAAGATTTGCTAAAACTTACAGATCATTTAGATGCTATCGTGTTTGACTTTTTTACGGACCTCGCAGGTTGCCGTACTGAGGTCATCAATACTCATGCACGTTGGTTCAAAGCATGTAACCCGTTAGCAAAGAAAATTCCTAACCCGACTGATGATTGTTTCTTGGCTATCATACAGAAAATTTATTTGAAACTTAATGGAACCAGTCAAGTGACCAGTCATGCATATAACTATGTGCATGTCAGCAAAGATATCTATGATTACTTGCCTGCTGAGATTATTAACAAGGTAGATACTTATGTCCAAAATAACATTGCCTGGTGATTGTTCTTGGTTCTATCTGATAGAACTATGGCATAATCATATCAAAGGTTTCGGTATTACGACAAACGAAGAGCGCAGATTGCGCAAAGGTTATTGTTATCCGTCAGCCTCTATCCAAGAGTTTTGTCATCTATACTATGGCAAAAGATCACAGATACAGGCATTAGAACGTTGGTTCAAAAATGAACATCGTAGTGAGTTGTTGGTACTGATTGATCGTAAACTTGAATGGATCGATCCTAGTAGTGATTTGAACGACATGAAAGAAATGGTCAATACTATTGAGGACCGAATTGTTGTTGCTAACTACGGCGAGATTTACCGTGTTAAAGCACAACATTTGCCCTACAAACCCAGCGATTATTTCAAGGATATCAAAAAGAACCCTAGTTACTATCTAGAGGTCGTGTAAGTTGTTGTTTTTAAACAACAAAATATCCATAAAATAGTGGAAAAAAGTGGTGAAAAAGGCTTGACTTTGGGTACCCAAGGGACTATAATTAATACATAGAGTTGAGAAAAGGAAACAGAAATGCAAATCGCTACAGCAATCAAGATTCTTCAGAAAGAAGCAGAATTTCTCGGAATGCCCCTGCTTGAGACACTGGAGTTCATCAAGGCTAACCCACTAGCCCAACCCCGTCAGACAATGATCGCGTTCAATGTCTTTATGGGCGAAGGTGCTAAGATGTTTGCTAAGGCTTGACATTGGTCCTGCAAGGTACTATAATAGTTATATCGTAAGTTGATTAATTGGAGATGAGTATGTCAACAGTTCGTATTTTAAATGGGTCTTATCGTAACACTCAAGTTGTTGATCAGATGTTTACTCTGGTCAAGGGCTTTCAGTCAGGTAAGAAAGGTAACTATGTCACGGTGCGTAACGAGGGCCAGTTCCCTGAGTTTAGCGGCATCGATACAGTCAAGGTAAAGGTAGAATCAATGAATGATATTGAGTTCTTAGGTGGTGCTGTTGCGCAAGTGCCCAGCACTAAGCAAGTTGCCGCGACCCCTGTAGAAACTGACGAGGAAGCAATCGCACGTATTCGCACACGTTTTGCGATTCTTGATGAAATGTCAGCGGCTACTACTAAGGGTGGTATTCGCGCAATGATCGTATCAGGTCCCCCGGGCGTTGGTAAATCGTTTGGTGTTGAACAGCAGTTAGAGAAAGCGGCTATGTTTGACAAGATTGCAGGTCGTCCACTCAAGTTTGAGATCGTCAAAGGTGCTATGACAGCACTGGGTCTCTATGCTACATTGTTCAAGCATAGTGACAAGAACCACGTGTTGGTGTTCGATGACTGTGACAGCGTGTTGATGGATGATCTCGCGTTGAACATTCTCAAGGCCGCACTTGATAGTGGCAAGCGCCGCAGAATTTACTGGAACAGTGATTCTAGCATGTTGCGCCGCGAAGGTATCCCTGACAGTTTCGACTTCAACGGTTCTTGTATCTTCATCACTAACATCAAGTTCGATCACTTGAAGAGCAAGAAGTTGCAGGATCACTTGGAAGCGTTGCAGTCACGTTGTCACTTTCTTGACTTGACTATTGATACGGAGCGTGACAAGATGTTGCGTATCAAACAGGTGCATCAGGATACTGATGGTGGATTGTTTCGCGATTACTTTTTCGAGAATGATGAAGGTGATCAAGTGTTGCAATTCATGTTTGACAACAAGGCCCGATTGCGTGAGTTGAGTATGCGTATGGCACTCAAGATCGCTGATCTGGTCAAGATCAGTCCCAACTGGAAGATGTTGGCTGAGAACACGGTCATGAAGCGGGCATAACGACTCATCTCCGTAACCCGCGGATTGAAGAGGCCCAGAAATGGGCCTCTCCTTTTTGTTTGAAATATTTACTACAGTCTTATATAATATTGTGATGATACTATTATCCAAGCGAGAACATTTATTACACTATATGCTTCAAGGGTATGTTCACTTGAGCAAAAAGGATTATGGTTTCTTCAACAATCTACAATACATCATTAAAACAAATAATCGTGTAACCACTAATCAAAATAAATTGTTTGAAAAGTTACTGACAAAGTATCAACGACAACTAAAGAAATTGGGACATAAAGTAGAGGACCTTATTGGTGTCAAGTGGGAAGTAGAAGTGGTGACGAGTGCCCAAGAATACTTAACTGCATATATTCAGGTAACTGAAGGTGACATTCATATTCGCACCCCTTTCGATACTAAGTTCATTCAATCATTCAGAAATCTAAATGACAATAGTTTCTTATGGCATAAAGATAAAAAGGTATATATATCACCTTACAATACATATGCATTGAAATCTGCCGTCATGTTGGTTAACAAACATTTCGATAATGTCACTTATTGTGATGAGACTAGTAGGCTATTAGATACTGTTAAAGAATATGAATCACTAAGTTGGACTCCTACTTTACGCAAAATAAATGATATGTATTTGATAACGGCTATCAATAATTATCTATACGAGGCTATCAAACATATCACTCTCAATAATGATCCAAAAACACTATTAGAATTGTCAACACATGGTATAGCCATATCTGACGATATCGTACAAGATAATTCATTACTGACATTTGCAAGTGCATACGATGCAGTAGTAGATTTAGATTGTTTTGATCAGGTTGCTGAATGGTTAAAATTACTAGGTATAGAGCATGTCTTTACGTCCAAAGAAGTCATATATAATAAAGAAATCAGTAACTCTATCAAAGTATCGTTATTGAAATATGGATTGACATGTAGCCCACTGGGATCAACTGACCATACTAATGCAGTACTATTAAAAACTAACACCATGACTAGTACAGCAACTTATCACCCTAAAAGAATGAACAAGATTATACATTTAACAAATAGCAGGCCTATAGAGGTACGATGAGAGAAGCAAAAATCATAATCAAAGATGAAGTCAACTGCAAGATCGAAGGTCTTGAGTTAGACTGCCGCAAAGCATTGATGCGCAAGTTCGAACACGAAGTACCCGGCGCACGTTATCTGCCCGCGGTACGCCTCGGTAGATGGAATGGTAAGGTCAGTTATTGTAGCCTAGCGGGTAGCACATACATCAATCTGATACCTGATATCGTTCCCATATTACAAGAATATGATTATGATATCGAATTGGTTGATATGCGTGAATATCAAACTACTTTCGAATTTACTCAAGTGTCCATGGATTCGTTTTCCGATAAGGTATGGCCCAAAGGTCACGTTGAAGAGGGCAAGCCTATCATGTTGCGCGA